CAGGGCATTGGAGCCAGCAGCAAGCCAACGAGATTCAGGACTTGAAGTTTAAAAACTCTCAGTTGCAGCAGAACATCTACTTTGCCAATCTGATGAATGGCGGTTGCGGATGTGGCGCAGGTGTAGCAGGTGGCTATCAGTAAAAAAGAGTAAAGAATGAAACAGAAGCGTAGTGGTATGAACAAGATTTCTCCAGTGGGATTGGCTACTACAGCATTGGTAGCCAACCAAGTTTCAGTCTTAGCTACTTACAATGAGAAGCTTTGCAGACCTTATTGCGTGAACGGCAACGTGCAGCCACAGGCTAGCATAACCTACAGTTATGAGCAGCCTATCCTGAACGGTACAACGGTATTCGTGCCTATCGTGGCGACTATCAGCATCATTTCGCCTGTAGTGGGCAGCAGAAACGTGATGAGAGCACAGCCATTGATTTACACGGAAAAATGGATTGCAGCCTTCCAAGGGCAGACAGCCCTACCAACGGCTGTGACCATCGCCAGTGTAGGACGGACGCAAAAGGCTAACGATGTGGTATGCGGAAAGGCTAGAGGCCTGAGCATATTTGACAGTCTAACCGTAGCATTGACTACTGCTTAGTATCATTATAGGGGGAAATGGTGGATGGTTTTGCTAGCCATCGTTTCCCTCGCATTATCCATTTAAAACGATACGATTATGATATTTAAAGATTTAAAGGCAGGTTTCCCGGTTTTTTTGTTTGACCGGGCAACAAGAAAATTCAAGCAGGGTAAAGTGATGAATGCTCCAAGCCCTGATATTAGTGGTAGCAAGCCCAACATGATGCCTCAGATGCCTGGCATGCCAAACTTTGGCACCATGAACGTGAAGGTGAATATTCAGACGGAAGACGGAAAGCAGTCAACCTATTCGGTAGTTGATACTGAGCAAACAGCATACAGCGACACCCTTGTAATATCCTGTAGCAAGGAGAGTATCATCAACGAGGTGAACGCACTGAAGAACCAAGCTAACGACATCCTTAGAAAGATGCCTGATTTCGAGCAGACCGTAAAGGACTGTGACAATCTCCTTTCAGAACTGGACACAACGTTTCGTGACCAACAGAAAACAAACGAAAGGCTCAACCAGATGGAAAGCAAGCTGGACGAGATTTTCAAATTCGTCAAATCGCAAAAATCAGAATGATATGAACTTAGTAGAACTTATCACAAAATATCAGACCGATGCCACACCTGAGCAGATGGTGCAGGTGACAAAGATAATCGGCAAATTCGTGGCTATGCACGCAACGGATGAAGACCTCTTGCTGCTGTATAAGGACATCTATGGGGTAGTGGGCAACGGACACTTCAACGACTACTTCGCTGAGGCTCAAATCAAGAAGATGGTTTTTGAGGATGATAAAGAGGTGGAGCATCGTGCTCCTTACTATACCATGGCGAAGACGCAGGAAATATATGAGACGGTGAAGGACGAGATTCGCCCTTACAACCAATGGGACTTTGCCGTGGTGCTGAACATGGTGTATTCGGACAACTACAACCTGATGAAGAAATGGTTTGCCGATGATAGCGAGGAGCAGCTGATGGACAAAATGGTGGACTTGGCTGTGAACTGGCTGAGAGACGATGATAACCCTTATGGGCATTGTAAGGCTTGGGGGTACTTTAACTAAGTGAAGAGTGAAGAACGAAGAGTGAAGAATCAATTTGCTCTTCTAGAAATGATTCCATAACACCTAGAGATATATAAAAGAAAACTATCAGAATAAGAGAATGCAGGCTAAGGAAAAAGGGCTTGTGTTCTCTTTTTTCGTATGAAGTTGCGCAACTTATCACTGAGAATCGGGAATGATGGCTTAAATTTGCATCGTTTCCATAACGGAGTGGGGACGGATAAATGGAAAAGAAAATGAATGATATTCGAGGTTACTTAATTGGGACGATATGGACTTTTCTGAGTCTGCTAGTACCTATCAGAGATTTTATGATTGCCATGATGGTATTGTTCGGGCTGAACCTTGTGTTTGGCATCGTGGCAGCGGTGTTTAACGGTGAAGAATGGAGCTGGAAGAAATTCGGCATGTTCTTCGTTTGCTGTGCGGTGTTTTTCGTGACGGTGGCTGCACTGTTTATCATCGGTCACTTCTTGCATTCGGATGCTGAGGCTCTGTTTTGCGTGAAGTGGGTGTGCATAGCTGCGACCTATCTCTTCACTACAAACATCTTGAAGAATCTGAAACGAATGCTGGTGCCAGATTCGCCTTGGTACAGGCTAGTGGACTATGGCTATTATGCGCTGACACTTGGCTTCGTGGAGAAAATGCCAATGTTCAAGAGATACCAAGAATATAAAAACAACAAGGAAAATGGAAATGAAGGAAATCAGATTGGAACAGCTGCTGATGGCGATGCCTAATGCAGGGAAAAGAGCAGAGAAGTTTCTGCCATACCTGAATAAGTATGCTCAGGAATTTGAAATCAACACGCCTTTGAGGTGGGCGCATTATCTAGCCCAGATAGCGCATGAGAGTGGTGAACTGAGATATACAAAGGAGATAGCCAGCGGAAAGGCGTATGAAGGGCGCAAGGACTTGGGAAATACCCATAAGGGCGATGGGGTGAGGTATAAGGGCAGGGGGCTTATTCAGATAACAGGACGAGCCAACTACAGGAAGTATGCCGGATATTGTGGCTATGATGTAGTGGAGCAGCCTGAGTTGTTGGAGCAGCCTCTTGGTGCCACACGCTCATCGATGTGGATATTCGATACCTTCGGCTGCAATGAATTGGCAGACGAGGATAATCTTAAGGCAATCAGAAAGAAAATTAACGGTGGCTACAATGGGCTGGACAAATGCGAGGAGTATTTGAAGAAGTCCAAGCGAGCACTCAATATTTCATAACATCAAGGCTTATGAAAACGACAAAGCACTTTATTATTTATTTGCTAGTGTGGGTAGCTTATTTCTCGATGCTCATCCTGACGAGCTGCAAGACGAAGACCGTGACACAGGAGCACTATATCACGGACAACACCGTGAGCAAGGGCTTGGATGCCAGTTGGCAGGAGCGGTTTATCTCTGCCTTCGAACAGATGGCTAGATACCAGAATCGGGAATATACATCATCCTCGACTGAAACGACCCATACCAAGGATAGCACTTCGACCACGGTAGACCAGAACGGAAAGCCTATCAAAACGGAAAGCTGGCACTCTACAGTAACCAACAGGGACACTAAGGAGGTGACGAAGCTACAGGATTCCATCTTCACCATGAGCAAGGAGGTGGATAAATACCAATTCTTGATAGTGCAGAAGGATAGCTTGATTCGGTTAAAGCAGGACTCCATACAGGTGTTAAGCCGAGAACTGACCAAGACAGAGCAAAAGTATATCACCCTGGGGAAGTATACCGCCAAGATGATTTGGACCCTTGTAGTAGCAGTGATTGGTTTGTTGATTTGGCTATGGCACAGAAAGAAATGAGCGTATGAAGACAATAACGATAAAAATAGTGAAGAAGAGCGTGATGGGCGTGGTAGAGGGACTATCTGCCACCATTGCGCAGCATAACCCAGAGGTGGACTTTCAGACCGTCTGGGCGAGTGATGGCGAGGAAGCGAAGCTGGACATCTACTATAGGGAAGCAATAACCGACCTAGAGAACTTCTTGGCAAGATTCTCTTCTTCGACCACACAGCAGTTTGACCTACAGGCACTGGCTGATGATTTCACAATCACCATCAAGACCTTGGCATCTTGGCCACCTAGATTGAGCGGTGTGCTGACCAACCAAATACAGAACTATCTGGTACATGCTATCCTTGCCGGATGGCTGAGCGACTTCCCAGACATGAACCATACGGACTATGGCAGTATGGGAGCGAGCGACCTGGAAGCCATCAAGGAGGTTTTGCTAAAGAAGGACTTTAGCTTTGCTGAGGCTGAAAGAACCGCTGACGATACCGTGAAAGATGGTTCTTCGGCTGTGGATGCAGTAGCTAGAGGAGGGGATGGAGTTGAAAAGAATAGCAGCTTCTCGCCTACAGAGAGAAGGGCTGTGGATGGTGTTGCAAAGAATGCTTCATCCTCTTCTGCTTCCGAGAGAAAAGATGATGCAGCAGAAAAGGATAGTAATTTATCTTCTACTTCAATGAGAGTGGAGGATGATTCTGATAAACAGATGAATGCCCAATCTGCTGAAACCAGAACTTCGGACAATGTAGGCAAGAACGTTGCTTCTCCTGGTACAACAGCGAGAGGTGGGGATGAAACGAGCAAACAGGCTCAGTCTTTGGCTACAGATGGTAGGGGTACTGATTCCGAACAGAAGGATAGAGGTGCCATAGGTACTGATAACCGCAAGGAGGATGATGAGGGCAAAACTCAAAAATCTCAGAATGTAGAGGCTAGAGGTGCCGATGGAGCGGTCAAGGAAGGCAATTCATTGGATGCTGAGGCTCGAAAAGAGGACGAGATAGCCAAGGATGAGCAGAGAGGGCTAAAAGGCTCTGAGCGAAATCCTGACTTTGCTTCGCAGCATTTCCACCAAGACTATGTGGACTGGAGCGGAGGCAGACCACCTTACGAACTAAGATAATTTTTCATCAATATAAATAATTGCAATTATGGATAGAAAATTGATTACATTGAATTTTGGCATGGAGCAGGTATGTAATGATGTGCTTGCAAGATGCTATGTAGTGAGCCAGGGAATGGTGGACGAAGCCCAGAAGGACATCAGAGCCAACATCGAAAGCCCAGACAGTGACGAGACTCGCAGTATCATCAATCGTGCCGTGACGGAAGCCATAGGTAACATCAAGCTGGCAGCTCAGCGTTATCTGACCACTGGTAGAGTGGAGGACAACAACAACTTGGAACGACTGGTGAAGGGCACACGAAAGTATGCCTATACGGACAACAAAAACGGTACGTGGACGGAGGTAGTGACCACCGTCATTGATGGTGAAGAGAGTGAAACGACCGCTACCGTAAGCAAGGCAGGTAAGGACAGGGAGGAAAACATCTATGAGACGGTGACGCTGAAACTGGAGATTCCGAACTGGAACGTGGCTGTGACAGATGCCTTGAAGAGCCATTGCCACCGCTACATCGTGGACTACGTGATGAGCCAATTCCTGATGGACCAGTTCGCTGACAAGGCTGGAACGTATGGCGAAAGCGCAACGGCAGACTACAACAACATCAAGAGCGACTTGCTGAGCCGGGACAACTATACGCTGAGAAGACCTAGCTTCACTTAAGAGGCTATCTGGGACCAGGCGATGGAATCGCCTGGAACGGTGGCTATTCTTTTTCTTCATTATTTTGGGTGTTTATGGAAAGAGCCTTCGCTAAATCGGGATGGATTCCTGAAAAAGCGAAGGCTCTGTTTTTTCTAGAACTTGTTGAAACGCCTGATAACTTCGAGGCGAGTGGCAAAGTACTGATTCATTGACTTCATCTTAAGATAGAGAGCTATGCGGAAGAAGCGATAGCTATGAGAGGACATATAGCTGGACTTCATGCCACCTAGGCGACCTAGGTAATGCCAATTTTGGTTATCGTTGCTACCATACAGCCACATGACTGGCACGGTGCCAGAGGTGAGGGAATGGATGTAGCCTGTGATGGCATCGGGAGCGTTCTCCTCATCGAACTTCAAGGTACGAGTAACTATGATGCCGTGGTACTCTGTTTCGTCCTCGTAATCGTAACCGCTATCAAGAACTATCACGCTACCGTCTCGATACTGTATGTAGGGGTGAGGGTAGGAGTTGAGGGCTGTGAGCACGTTCTTGATGAGGAAGGTGCTCCAGGCTTCATCCTTGATGGAATAGCAGAGGGCTACGGTATCGGCTGAGGCTTCCTTGGTAAGTTGGCTGACATCTAGGCAGAAAATGCGAGAGTTCTTGTAATCGTAGATAACCTGGCAACGCTGAAAGAAGTCGATTGGCGATGATGTGAAATCTATGAGTTGGCGCATCTGTGCCTTGATGGTCTTGGTGGCAGCATCATCGCCTTCGGCATCATTGAAGAAGTTGAGGAACTTGCCAAGGTTGCTTGCTATATTGAAGCCTGGTCCATCCAAGACATCGGACATGGAAGCCACTTGTGACTCAGCTATGCGACTGAGGGAGCGATTGGTGGCGAAGAGCACGGACTGGTCTAGCTGGGTGATGGACTTCGGATTGCTGCAAACCTCACGACTGATGGGGTGGATGCTGCTATAGGTGCCTTGGGAAGAAACTTCCATCGCCCAGATGCCATCGGTGGAGAACGCCATCAAAGGGTACTGACCAAACTGACCTTGGGAGAGTGCCCTTGTGGTTGAGGCTATGCCCAGGATGCTGCCGATACCCACGGTATTGATGCCATTCAGAGGGAAGTAGAAGGCGTTATCGGACTCGGAGGTGTAAATCTTGTTGGATAGTTCTACGACATCATTAACGGCATACTCAGGAGCGGTAACGATGTATTCGTCCCCATCGTCCTGATATGTGCCCATGTGAATAGAGCCATTCAATTCTTCGCAAGGAGTGAGCGGAAAGCCAAATACCACTTCTTCGTCATTGTAACTTGTGAAAAAGTACATCATATCTGCCCTAGAATCTGGGTAGAACTTTGCTGCATTACAGAACAGAAATTGCTCGATGTAGTAATAATACCCATCTTTGTTGAAGAATCCTCCCTGCTCTACGTACTTGACACCTGAGGTCGTATTGAGCCTGACAACGATTTTATTCACTAAGTAAGCATTTTTCCCTTTCACCTTGATGTATTCCGCCTGAGGTAAAAGAACTGCATCGGAGAAGCCCGCAAAAAGTTTTTCCTTGACACCATATAAATTGAGACGATGATTATAGACATATCCACCTTCGGCATAAAGATAGTTATGGGTCTTATAGTCATCCTTCATCTGCTCTTGCAGAGCAACTTGATAGACTGCATTTTTATCGACTGGGAGATAACTACCTGATTGTGTCCAGAAATTATCCAAGTTTAAAGAGCAGACTTTGTAGTAAACAGAACTGTTTTGCAGTTTTTTCTTATATATATCATCCGCTAGTATAGGGAATTTAACAGTAACGAAACCATATTTGCGAGCAGGATTGTTCTGATAATAAGTACAAGACCTAGCCCCCATACCTAAGGCGTAGGAACGTGGGCGAATCTGTAAACTGCTAATTTTCTCAGATGTGTCTATATTGGTTATAGGAGGAGTAATGAAAAAGTCTACCGACTTAATAACATCCTTCCATTTTTTTAATTCGGTCAAGCTTTTACCAGAACTATCGGCAAGAAAATAAAGCAGCGATGTGTTACGTGGATAATAATAAAAAGTTGCACCTTTGAAGTGGACAGCTAATGTCGTACCTTTACTATCCTTCCGATTATATCCTTTTTCGTTATCATAATTTATAGCGGAGCTAATAGTGGCATTGCCTTCATTCCAAGCATCACTGTCACTAATAGCACCCTGGCTAAAAGAATCTGATGGAAAATAAAAATTAGCAGCTTGCACTAAGTAGGTATTAGGCACTTGCACTGGAATGAATACAGGTGCAGAATGCATAATCATACTGCCATCAAACATACGATAACAATAGCGAATGAAAAAATTGGCATAGAAGCGACCATTACGAGCAATGATATTATTGGTACGATTAACTAAGGCATATATGGACTGGGTTAAGTCGGAAGCTTTTTCCTCCTTAATGTCTACGCAAACATCGCCAGGAATCCAAGTTTCGCCTTTCACATTGGTATAGGCTTCTTCGCACGATACGGTACTTTGTTGCCATGCTTCTCTAAACCCATTTTTGCTACCCTCTGCATCTATGCCGCCAGATGGATAGTCCTCAGGATTATCCTTTTTTTCAACAGAAAAACGAATGTTGAGAAATGGTGGCTTAAGTCCAAGATACAGATAATTGTCGCCATGGGAATCATCGTTGCGCTCGTAGAGAGCGTAGTGAATGCCATCACTACAGATTATAACGAGAGTGTTACCTATGGAACTAACAGACTTTAATGTTCCTTCTCCAAGGCTAAATATTGAACTCATATAGCCTCCATCTTCACTGAACAAATGGAGTGAGTTTTCTTTTTCATAATAACCGATGAAATTCTTGCAACCATTGATTTCATGGATATATACTAACTTTGTGTCGCCAGCTTCATCTACCCACAACGCTCCGGATATTTTTGTTCCCGATACGATGGCAGGGCGCAATGCGCCATCGTGCAGCTCTATGTTGCCACAGAGGGATAGCGCACCGTTCTCTACTGCCATTTCATCGGGTGTGAGGCTGAGACCTTTGTATCTGATTGATTGTTGCATCTTTATTAATGTTTAATGTGTATTGTTTAATATTTAATTATCGGCAATGGGATGGGTCGGCACGATTGACTACTGCCAATGCCTGTAGGGTGTCGTTGCCTACGGTGATGTTTTCTAGACGGTCAGAGACAACCAAGTCAACCTCTTGGGCGTTAGGTGGAACGCCTAGGGTGTGGAGGAAGAGGCATTTGACAGTGCTAGCACTGCAACCGTGAAGCTGTGCCTTGCGCCCATAGAGAGGTATGGCATCAGGAAGAGAGGAGGACTTGGTGATATACATCTGAGAGCCGAGACAGAAGAACACGATTTTGTCGCCTCGCTGTAGCCCCAAGAGCTTTACAGGGTAGGAACGCAAGGTGATGCGCCCATTCTTGTTGAGGGTTAGTCCACGCTTTTGAGGGCGTGGACGGTTAAGGATAAATATATCAGTCTCGTTCTGCATAATCTGTAGGTTTGTGGAGCCAGAAACGGAAGTAGTCGTTTTCGGCATCCTGGTTACGTACTTTTACATATTCTCGGGTGACATAGAAATGTTTCTTGCGTAGGGTAGGGTTGAGGTTGTAATCATGCAGCATCATAGCTGGCTCTACCCTGCCATCAAAGGTTATCTCGTACCAATAGCGGTGGAGAAAGAACCATGGGCGAAGACGGACTTCCTGAATGGTGGTGTAGTTGCTTTTGTCCACTCTGCATGGGACGATGCTCCAGCTACCATCTTGCCAGCGTTCCCCTTTGTGTACAGTGCATTCAAGAAGTGTATCATCTATGATTTCAACAAAGGACTTTTGAATCTTTACAAGAAGGCAGACATCGGCAGTGAAGACCTTTGCCATCTTACGGTGGCAGAGCATGACATAACGCCCTTTCTTGTCGGGGAGGAGGCTACGCTGCTTGCCTGGGCGATTGATAACGCAGACGGTGGAAAGGAACTTCTTGCGTGCCATGTGAAGGAAGTCGGGGAGCTTCGCCTTGGCGTGCATTCGGTCGATAACCTTCTGAACCTTATTGAAATTCTTGTCGGCTTGGGTCTCATGCACTGTGATTGGTTGCTGAGGCTCTTGGCTCTTCTGCTCACGTACCTTCTTTACGTGCTCACGAACTTGCTTCTTGGAAGGGACTTCGAGAAGGTGGCCAGTTTTTTTGTCGAGCTTGTAATTTGACTTCTGCTGTTTCATATTCATTATGTTTTAGATGTTACCTCTGTTGATGCAGATGATTTCGAAATGATGATTGTCGCAAATATCGCAGCCGTTGGGCATACGATGATTGAAGGAGCAAGGAATGTGCTCTTTGAACAAATCGCAGTTATGGCAATGCTCTGGGACTTCCTCATACTCAAAGTTGCCTTTTGCCAGTGGTGAGGCTGATTCCTTGTTGGGTACAGCTCGAACAATGCGCCCGAAGAGGTCGTAAAACTCTCCCGGCACAACGCTAGTAGCTTCTCTGAGGGAAGGGAGGGTGTAGCCCATCTTGCGGATGAACCAGAGACGGAGATAAATGATGAAACGTTTCAACTTTTTCATATATTGTACTATATTATATATTAATAATGTGGGCTAAGTTACCACTTCTGTGCGGAACAGAAGTGATAACTTGCGCAACTTATGCTTTATGTTCGAAGACATCAAGAATCTTGGTCTCGCTGAGGCTCTTCAACTCATAGTCAATCATGGTTTTGCCCATAACCTCGTCAACGTAACGCTTTGCACGCTCGATGCACTTGGCTTGGATAAGATAGTTGACATAGGAACGCTTCTCCTTGTTGCTCTTCTCGTCAATGGTGATGAAAGCCAAACGTGCCTTAAACCATAAATCATCATCATCAATATCTGAGAAGAAAATCTCGTTGTAGTTGGCTGGGTTGATGTTTGCAACCTTGAACTCGCCTGAGACATAGACGGACATGTTATCGATGATGCTAGCTTCAGCCTCGGTGAAGGATAGGGCATCGACCACGTACAACTCGTTTACCATTTTCTCGCTACCATCGTCCTGAGTCTTCTCATAGCGCACCTTGCACTCGAACCATGATCCAGTACGAGAACGGAGGGATGAACCGTTACCTGTGCCAATAATCTTTTCGGCAATGGCTTTGTCTACTTTAACTTTTAAACTTTCTGTTTTCTTTTCCATAATCTTAAGAATTTAAATTGTTATTAATAATTTTGTCTACCTCTTCTTCTGTTAGAGGTTTGCCGTCTTTGCCAAGGTATTTCTTGCAGATGAAATACATAGTGCCAGGAGGGTCGGGATGGCGGTAGAGGTCATCCAACTCTACCTTGGCAAGTTGCTCATCCATGGAACTGAAGACTGGGCGAGCTTGATGTGCTCTTGGCAGTCGTTCCATCACCTGGTAGTGGATGCTGTAGCCATCTTTCTTTATCTGTTCGTCTTGGAGGCGGATGAGCATCTTATCTAGCTTGGCTTCTTTCTCCTTGATGGTATTGAAGAGAGTATTGACCAGCTCCTTGTCGGGCTGTGCCTTCTTCTTCTCTTGGAAATATTGGATGGTTGAGGCTCTAAGTTCTGCCACCAGAAGGAAGAATGTGCCGTTGTCGTTCTGAGGGACGGCTGAGCCATCTGCCTTCAAGATAATATCATCGACACGCTTTTCCAGTTCAATGGATTGGCGAAGCATCTTCTTGTCTCGGTGTGCCCAATACTCCTTTTCGGTTGTTCGCATAGCTGAAACTAGCTTGCGAAAGGATAATGCTGATTCTTCACTCATAGTTTATTTGATACCTAATGTTTGTTTAACTTTCTTGATGCGGTCTAGCTCCTCTGGGAGGAGGTTGCCTTGCTCGTCTATTCGGCAGAGGAGTTTGAGGCGTGGGGTGATGGTTATCCACTTGTGGAGGCCATCGTGCTCACGCTTTATCTGTCGAAGTTGGGCAGCTTGCAGTCTTTCACTCAAATGCTGCTCATGACGAAGCTTACTGATTTCGTTCTGTATTCTGTCCATTGGCTAATCTTCACACTTTTGAATTATCTTTGCCAGAATGTTTTCAATGCCCTTTGGCTTGAAGAAGCGATTGGCGTTGAGGAGAGACAGGGCTTCTTTAGCTCTCTCGTTGATGGATGGCAAGCGAGCAGCTTTCTTTATGTAATTATTGTAGTCTATTTCCAATTGTCGCTTGTACTCCTTGCCCTTGGCAAGATAGTCTGCTTCAAGAGCTTTACCCTTCTCCTTGTATTCAGAAATGAGATTAGCTTCCTTTTGGGCGTACTTGGCATCGAGAGACTTTTCCTTGTAAGCCAACTTTTTCTCTTTCTCATTGTATTTCTGAACAGAGGATTCGTAATTTGCACGTGATTCGTCTCGCTGTTGGATGCTACGTTTCACCTCATCCTTCATGTGCTCCTCAACCTTCAAGCGCACATCCTCAAAGCCAAGGTAAGATTCAGAGGTCTCAACAGTGCGTCTTGGCTTCTCATCTTGTGAATACAAAGGGTCTGTTGCACAGTCATGCTTTCTACGAAATGGGTCACTGAATCTCTCGTATTCTATTTGCACTTCCTTGCGGATGATAACTCTGGAACCGTCTTTGAGGGAAGCGATGGTCTTATCCTTCTCTTTTACGGTCTCTTCTAATTCCTTTACTCGATTCTTCAAGGTTTCGAACTCTGAATAATCTACATTTACTACAGCCATAATTGTTATGATTTAAATTTAACTTTTATATATTTCAGCATTCTCTATTGGGATGTCGTACCACGGAAGGGAATAGCCTTTATCTTTCATTTCTTCTGACAATATACAGCGATAATATTGACCATAGAAATTCAACCATACATCACTCACCTCCAAAATCGTACCTGCAGGAAGCTCTTGCTTCGGCTTAAACCATGGGCGTGGATATTTTGTCGTTTCGTGAACATCCTGAGCGCACTTTGTTGGTTTGATTAATTTTATCTTCATTACTTTTTCTTTTCTTTACTCATTTTTATTGCTTTTCTAGCCAGTTTTCCTAAAGTCGAAGAACTAGCTTCTGGAAAGCGTTCTTTGAACTTTGCTCTTACTGCATAGAATATTTCGCTTTTTCTTTTTGCTTCTCTGTATTTGTCTTGTATGGAAGACAGTTGGTTGATAGCCTCTCCTGCTTCAATGGTAAAGCTGTCATCAGAGTTTGCTTCAATCTCTGTTACAATTTGAGACCAAGCAAAACTTATAGCATCGTATTCTGATTCTGTTAAGCTTATATTCATACGCTACACCTCCATTTCTGAATTTAGACCAAGGAATAATAGAATATGTTGTAACTCATGCAAATATTTGAAGCTGCATAGGTTTACACCTCTCCAATACATAGTCCAATTCTTCACATTTTTCCAGATTTCATAGCAATCATTTTCTATATGTTGGTAAATATAGCTTTGATTGACTATTTGCTTATAGCCGTTCTTCTCAAGTATAGAAGGAGTAAGAGGGATGGGAACAATATCCTTCACCCATGCACCACTGTCACAGAACAGAAATCCATCATCTTTAATGGTTTTTCCTTTTAAGTTGGAAAGAGTGACGGAACCTTTGAGCTCAGTGAAAGCATTTCCATCTTTCACTTTTGCATATTTATCAGCATTACTTTCTGTAACCTGATAAACGATGCCCTCTTTGGTTCCGATAGGAATGCCGTTGGTCATAACCAAATCACCTGGAATATAAATTGTTTTTTCCATTTCTTAATATTTTTACTTTGTTATATTATGGGACCAGCGATAGAATCGCTGGGAACGGGGGCTTTTACCCTTTTAATTGTTCTTCGATAGCTTCCTGGGCTAGGATTTCCTGCCAGTGAGCTTCATTGTAATTTCTTGCCTCTTGGTTCTCGGTTAGCTGTGGGTTGTAGCCACCGAAGCAATAAGTGTCAAATTTCTCATACTCCTTCATCGTATATGGAGGTTTGGAGCCTGGAGTGGCTGGAATGTATTCCTTGGCGAACTTCTTTGGCAAGAGGGTTGCTATTGTTGAGGCTATCGGGTCGATGACTTCGTATTTGAAAATACGGCTCTTTCCCTTTTTAGGAGAGTTATACACTGGTCTTGCCCAACAGATGTTCCCCCTGTAGTGTGACATGAGACCAGAGAAATAATACGGTTTCCAAATCCGATTATCTCTGAATGCACAGCAGATGCCTGTAGGCGAATCTCCATTATACGTAACACTATCTGACTTCCAGCAATGGTTGTAGCCGAGGTCGCTGATGTGGCTATGTACACAGAACTTGCACATCCTCATTTTCTCCTGATTAGCAACTGATGGTGTTGGCTGCATCAGGCTTTGTTTGATGTAATTGCCCATAGATGCATGATTTTAAAGTTCATCCTCTTGGTTGGTTGCTTTACGTTTCCATTCTCCACAGCACTCCCAGTGGAAGCGATGATGACCGAAGCCGTTGCATGTTCCGCTATACTTACTGTTTTCCGTAGGACGGAAGAACTTGCAGTTCTTGCATGAGCGATGGTCATGGTGATAAACTAGATAGATGAATGTGCTGGCCATAACTATAAGGCACAGCATGATGATGATGAATCCGATTTCCATATTACTTCTTGTTTTTAATGATTTTGTTTAATACCTGCTTGTTGTGCTCAGTATCATCATTGATGAGGTGATAAGAGCGAACTTTCTCGAAGGCGTTGACTTCGGCTGCTTGCATGTAAGCCTTGACCACTTCGATGAAATCTTCTAGGGAACGACAGAGGGCGTACTTGTAGCCAGCGCACTGCCAATAGCCCTGGAAGCGTTTCTGATTGGCAGACTGATTGTTGGTCTTGCCATACTTCAATTCGATGCCCAAGCCGAAGTAAACTTCTGGGTTCTCGTAGATGATGCCTGTCTTGCCATCCTTCATGGAAGGGAGAGCAAGGATGAGGTCGGGAACGCCTGGGACCACGCCCGATGCTGCATTGATGGCTATCTTCTTGCCACTGGTAGCACCGTCTGCCTCGTTCTTGGGATGGAAGAGGAGTGTGGAGAAAGCTGGGTACTGTAGTCGAAACCATCGTACACAGGCTATCTGCAACTGACCTTCACGCTGCACCTTCTTGTGCTGAGGCTTTTGCGTGTACTCGTGATAATTGCCGTTGAGACGGTCTATTAATTCTTGTTTGTCCATAACTCTTAGAATTTTTGAATTGTCACTTTATGTTTGCACTTAGTCGCTGAGGAGGGACTGGAGATAGTTTTGTGTCTTATCGTCCAAGTCGAGGAGGTTTTTCGTTTCCTCTTCCACAGGTGGGGTCCAGTCGATGCCCAGACGCTGAATAGTTCCGTCCCGATAGAATCTTTCGAGCGACTGCAAGGCTTGTTTGTCTTGCGGATGCTTTTTGAGGTTGTCAATATGCCCCAAGATGATGGAACGATTAACCTTATCTCTGTAGGCTTCCGCTGACTGCTGAGACTGTTGGGCAAGTTTCCAGCGTTCGCCTATTGACAGACTTTCATCAGATGATGGTAGGCTAGGTGTCTTCTTCTGCTGAGGCTTGGAAGGCTTCTTTTCAGCTGAGGCTGCAATCGTAGGGTTGTCGAACGTTCCTTCCATCAGAGGCTCGTAGTTCTTTGGATTGAAGAGCCAGTTGAAGGAGATATAGCATCCACCATCCTTGCGCCCGGATAGAAGGTCGGAATCGAGAGCCTTGCGAAGCATCGGCTCAATGTCCTCGAAGGAGTAATCAGAGATAAACTTGGCGACTAGCTTCTTGCGGTCGGGAGTCATCTTCGAGATTGGCTTAACTTGCGTGCCCAGGAAGAGGCGATTGAAGAGCCTTAACACTTCCGAGAATTGAGTTTCAGCATCCCCCGACTTTTTTTCTTTTTCTTTTTTTTGTGTTTGGGGGTGGGCTTTCTCTTTTCTTTGTTTGTTTTCTTTTATAGGGGTTTCAGGGGAAAGATTTTCTTTTATTTGTTTCTTTTCTCTTACTTCTGTGCCCTTTGCTATGTCCTTATCTGTGCCCTTGACTATCTCTAAATCTTCGGAATCACCTTTATTTAAAGGGGTTTCAGTGTGTGAAATCTGTGCCCTAGATTGTGCCCTTGGCTGTGCCCCTTGTTTTGTCTGTGCCCTAGATTGTGCCCTATTCGTGCCCTTAATTGTGCCCTTATCTGTGCCCTTGCTAGTTTCTGAATCTTCGGAATCGCCTTTATTTAAAGGAACTTCGGAAGATTGAATCTGTGCCCTAGATTGTGCCCCAATCTGTGCCCCGACGTGTGCCGTAACCTGTGCCCCTTGGTCTCTTTGCCACGGTATGATGCAGTGGGATAGGGGGTGAGAACTGTTAACGTAGAGTTTCGTTGAGGCTCTTGGAGCAGAGCACTTGGTGATGATTTTCTCGGCTATGAGCACATCGATGGCGACACGGATGGTCTTGACCGTGGTATGGAGCTGTAGAGCCAAATCACGATAGGAGAGGGTGGCAGCGGAAGCCTCGTTGTGAGCGGAGGAGAGGAGCACATGGATGAGCACCTGAACGACCACAGGACGATGGAAGTAACGCCACTGCAACAGCTCTGGAGTAAATATGTAGCCATCTGTTTTCATTTATTCTTCTTTTATTTGGAATGTAGAATTTACGAATCTATCATTTATTTGTTTTCTTCTTCTGCCTCGATGGCTCGGAATATCTCGTAAGCCACTTGTGGCACCCAGGCATTGCCGTAAGCCTTTATGGACTCTTGTCGCCACTTGGGGAAAGAAATGGTAAGGCTGTCCACATCAAAGGGAATCCCATCATTTCCTCTACAAACAGGGGATTGAGTTGGGAAGTTCCGCCACCTACCTGATTGTTGAAGTCGAGAAAGTCGGTCAGTCCATTCGGGCGAAGTGCTCCGTTCTTTCGGCTGTACATCCCTTTTGCACCCTGTTCTTTCAGTCCCTTCACTCGGTTGGAGTGTTTTACCTCCATTGCCGTAGGAGTGGGAAGAAGACCATTGACCGCCAAGGCTGTTAGACCTTGCCCCATCTGGGAATTGGGATTGATGGTCTTGGTGAACTTCGTGCCTTCTATGCTGCAAGGTGTAGGTAGAAGTTTTGCCACTGCCATGTCTTCTAGACCTAGACTGTGGTCTGTTTTTCCTCTTTTTGGATTTCTTCGCCCTCGCTCGTTGATTTCCATGTCCTTGTGGGCTATGTCCATCGCATTGGGTGTGGGTAGAAGGTCTAGCGGAACAAATTCCGTCTTGCCCTTCTTGTTGCACTGTTTCAGCCCTTGGGTCTGAACGGTGGGCAATAATCCAAACTCGGTCTCTTCTGTGCGGTGCTCCGATGGCACAAGCTGGAATAACAATCGGTTGGACGGAATATCCTTCGGCTTCGAGGTCTGCACAGATTTTGTCGAGGGTGAATCGGCTTTCCTCTCGGTATAGGTGATTCTCTTCGAAAAGATAGTCTGAGCGTCCCATCTGAGTGACTTGGCAGGACTCCACCATCGTCTTGATTCCATTAACGTTTTCACCAACGACCCAAGTGGGGTGTATCTGCCGTATCGCTCGAAGCATCTGTGGCCAGAGGTAGCGGTTATCGTCCGCTCCCTTTCTTCTGCCAGCGAGGGAGAAAGGCTGGCAGGGGAATCCTCCTGTGAGAACATCGACTTTGCCGTGCCACTTTGTGAAGTCTGTTTTGGTAATGTCTTCATAACTTTCTGAATTAGGAAACCAGTAGTCGAGCACCTTGCGAGGAAACTCCTGTATCTCGCAATGGAAGAGGTTCTGCCATCCCATCATGGATGCAGCGACCTCTGCGCCACCGATTCCGCTAAATAAACTAGCGTGATTCATATTGCTTAATCTTGTTACCTAAAATGGGTCTGTTGTGAATGCCATATTCTCATTTCCTTTGTATGGGATGCATTGGATAAAGTCACCTACGTGTCCGGTGCATAGTAGCAAAGCGTTGTATTTGTATGGGGATTCACCTATACGTGTTCGTGCGAAGATTGCTGGTCTCCATTTATGTTCATCGCTGTTACGCACAAGAACCTTATCGAAGATTCTGAATGATGGCTGATTCTTGCTCTTCTTCCAGAGAGTGAAAGCCTTCTGGAACGTGGTGGCTTCGCCCTCTGTTGCTTCTCGCAGTTCCTTGTGTACGCTGATACGCAGGTCGAAGGCTTGGTCGGTCACGAACTTCTCGTTCTCGATTTCGTACTGGTTGCCGAATGTCAGCGTGTCCTCGCTCTCGTTCTTGCCGATGAGCTTGCCGATGATTGTCAGCTCTCCGTCCTCGTCTTCTTCTTTGAAGACGTAAAGGTAGCCAAGTTCGAAACATGGCATCGTCTGTTTGTTATTCTGTTCCATATTATTTAGTTTAAAAAGTTATTCACATGGAAGTTTCTCCTGATGCTGCACGTACCTTTTATATTTAAGGCAATACTTGCCATTGATTAAGTTGCGCCCATTTGGGCAGAGGAGGCACTTGCGAGCTGCATAGGTGCTCTTACTTCTTGAATCGCTCATAATAGTAGGTTACTATCTGATGCTCTGTAGGCTGGAAGCCATTACGAGAGGTGAGCGTATCGACTATCTCATCGTAGGTACGCTGAGGCATCTGAGAAATCAGGTTCTCATCGTGGATGCCCTGTGAGATTTTACTGAGGCAGAGCCATCCAAGGACTAGCCAGATGGCAATGCAGAAGATAATCTTAATTGTTTTCATAACTTTATCGTTTTATATTGTTTGTAATGGTGGTCGGTTAGGGAGTCGAACCCTTGTGCCTATCTGCTTAGTTCTTTTTCGCAGAAATCATGGTGAACCTAGTAAAAAAGCATTTAAACAATCAATCGTTTGTTATGAACATCGCCCCCGATGGGCTAGGCTACATGCAAGATTGCAATGCCGACCGTGTAAAGAAAGGTGCCTGAGTGGATTTGTACTTATCATATTTTTAAGGATGAAGAACTGTTCTCGCAGGGATATTTGCCCAGACACCTTTTGAATGTTTCAACGATAAGTTTCGCTTCACAGCGAGCTTTTCTTGTTTGCAATGTTAGCTTATGTCTATTCTCTAAAAGTAAAATTACCTATGTGGAATGTAGATAGTCTTGAACTTTACAGGCACAGGCTTCCAGCTCGGACAGTCGGTATTCGTAGCGAGTAATCTTGCCGTTCTTGCCACGCCCGAAGACCTTGACCTTGCCTTCCTTCACCCATCGTTCTACATTGCGTCTGCCGAAGGTATCGAATGCCTTGGCTTGGGTGATGAATGGTCGCTTGCCTACAGCCTTGGATATTTCTTCCTGGACTACATTGCGTATGGCTGATAGGAATGTGTCGAACGAGACCATCTTGTCAGCGAACTGGATTTGTACTGTTTGGTTCATGACTATTTTGTTTTATTTGATTCTTGTAACTGTGATAACTCCTTGCTCCCGGTTGAGCTTGGTCTTGAACTTTCGGCTGTAGATGGCACCGAGGTCAGTGCAACTACTCTTGACCGATAGCATTCTCTTGATAGGGAAGTCGATGGCTTGACCTAACGCCAGTTCCCTAATCTGAGGTCTGAGTGGTAATGTTTCTTCTTTCATATTGATGATGAATTGTTATTTTACTAGTTCGAAATCGTAAACAAAGACGAGAGGGTTGATACCCCAATGGAGGTGGAGCTTACAGCTGAGCATCTTGTATGCTTCGATAGGAGTTCTGTACCACCATTTCTTACGTTTGCTATCGTTAGTGGCATCGTATGAAAAGGCATCGTCAATGCCTTTGATGGGGCTACGGAAGATTCCTTCATCCATACAGTCATCGGTGCTGATGGACTGTAGTCGCTCTACACGGATGTTGACAATCTTGATTTGGTGTGGCATCGTTTTTGCCGTGACGAACATCTTGTTGTTCCATCCTGGATGTTTGCATAGAATTGTCCTGATGGATGGTTCCATTGGTATGTCCTCGTATCTTTGTGCGACTGCCAAGACTTCACCTATTTTATAATGTGACTTCGCCACAATCTCATTTCCATCGTTGATGGCGAGCTTGCCCTTGTCTTTTCCTTCCGTGTAGAAACCGCAGTTGCAGTAATACTTGAAAGGTTCTTGATAGGCGATTCTTCTGGTCTGAGTCTTGCGACCTTCCAGAACAGCTTGGGTGAGACCGTACTGGTCATTGAACATTATCTTTTGCATTGCCTTGTTTCCTTTCTTTTGTTTCTATTTGAGGACTGAGTAAAGTTCCTTAGCATCTTTCAAGGCTTCATCGTATTCCTCCCAATGGATTCTTGATTTTGCTGCATACTTGAGGCAATACAACATGCCTTCCCACTCGTAGATAGATGCCTGGTATATCCAATTAAAGATTTCCTCGAAGGTGCTTTTTTCTGGCATTCTAATAATCTCATGTATTTTGGTACGAAGCCAGAGACGCTTGTGCTGCTTGGCAATCTCATCCTTCAACTTCTTCTCTTCACACAGAGAATGGAAGTGAGCTACTAAATTGTCATTTTCGTTCTTTTTCATTATTTGCCTCCTTTCTTTAATTTGGTAGGAACAATATCTTTGAGGTATGCCCAGAAGCCTTCTTGGTAATTATCCGTTGCCTCTTTCCACATTGTTTCCTCGTTGTCACAGAATGCGTCTAGAACATCCAAGTCACATAATATAGGTTCCTCGAAGTTGCAATCTACCAGGATAATCATGCCGTCTTTGTCTTCTGGTTCTTCTTTCACGCTATGCCAGACTCTGCCTAGATTGATGTATTCCTCATCGTCTCTACCCATTCTGACCGCCATTCCATGCCATACAGGTTGACCGTCATGTAGGTTTCCTTCATGGTCTTCCCATCCTGCTGTAAGCGCAGTGTGAAAAGGACAGACGAACAGCCTTAATGGTGCATCGTGAGATTTTTTGCTATCTTTCTTCATTTTTCTTCAATTTTATTTGGTATTTATTTATTTATTTACTAACTTTACGGTGCAAAACTACAAAATAATTTAGAGACTTGTAAATATTTTAGCCTAAAATTGGCTTAAAGCTATCATATTTAATAGTCCTTAACTAAAATATAGTAGAATATGGACTTAAATGTAATAAAGAAGCTTGCAGAAAAGCGAGTTGGTGGACTAAAGAAATTAGCAGCCGACATAGGTATGAGTGAAGCAAATCTTCACAGGTGTATAAACAATAATAAGATGCAAGGAGGTGATTTAGAACAAATCGCATCCATATTTGGCGTGTCAGTAGATGTTTTCTTTGATAGTAATGCTGAGGTTTATGTTAATGATGTTATGGACTTAGATAAAATAAAGTCGTATATTGAAGAAAATGGTATAGGGTTAGTTTCTTTAGCATCTAAAATGAAAATCAGCAAAGTTGCATTGGAAAACATATTGAATGGTTCTGATGTTAAAATTAGCCTTGTGGAGTCTTTGGCAGGAGCTTTAGGTGTGAAAGTTGTAGATTTGTTTAATGATAAACAACTGGAGGCTAATATTGTTGATGTTCCTGTTACAGAAGATAAAAGTATGTATGAAGAACTGATTGCCCTTAGAGCAGAGAATAAGCTGCTGAGGGAGATTCAAGGTCTTTCGGCAAGAAGTCAGGCTCATGTTGGATAATTAAAATGTAGGGATTATGAAAAAGTTAATTAGTTTTATCGCAATGATTGTTACGAGTATCGTTGCAGTAGCTCAGACTTCAATCGCTGGAGTAGCTTTCGGCTCCAGCTATATTCAAGCTGCTAAGATTCTTAAAGATAAATTTGGTGTGCCAGATACCGAAGAAAGAGAGCGAATTGTTTTTGTAGATAAAAAATACGGAGGCTTTAATTTTGATTTAGTGACATTTGGTTTCCAATACGGTGAAGGGAAAAGTTATTTTAATAGATGTATTTTTATTAAAACGTTTAAGACTTCATCAGAAGCTAAAGATTTCAGAGATTTGTTTGCTCAGAAATTGAGAAGAGACTATTCTTTGAATGAATTCATTTCTGACAATAAGTTTAAAGGATATGAAGGTGGCGTGGACCCAACTAATGGTGAACCTTACGGATTCAGCCTAGATATAGTATCTCCAACACGTGAAGTAAACTTTTATGGTGTAAGATTATACTATGGTCCTTATGATTATGTTAATGAAAACTTTTAAATATGAAAACAAACATGAATAAAATATTAGGTATAGTCTTATCTGCATTACTCGTCTCATGTTGGGGACATACTTCTGATGGAAATGATGAGGCTGTCAAGAAAGCTATAGAAAAGTCTTTGACTACCGATAATGATTCAACAGATGAAGAAAAGCCAACTATCGGTAGATATGTGTATATGGATAGAACAGGCTGTTTACATTTAAAGCAAGACTGCTATAGTTTCTCAGACAATGACCAACTTGTTTTGTCTACAGAGACAAATGATGAGAGTACGGAAAGTTCCCTGGATATAAAGAGTAGTAGATATGCTCTGCATAGAATTCCAGTAAAAGTGAAATTAAAGGAAGCAGATTTGGATTTTTGTTGTAATAGTTGCATAAACGACTCAATATTTGATATATTAGCACAAACTGCCCTACGAAATGCTAGTGTAGGGGAAGTAAGCAAAGTTGACTATAATAAATATCGGGTTCCAAGACCTGCGAGATAACATTTAGGCTTATGATGCAATTATCAAACAACGATATAGACAGAAAGTTGAGACTATCAAAGAAGTTCTTTTGCTTTGGTCTAGTGACCTTCTGCATAGGTTTCTTGATGCTTGGCTTTGCAATAGGTAGGTTGTCTTCCTCTTCTAGTACTGCTGAGGCTGATGGCTTCCAAACTGAGGTAACAGCAGGAGGCAACGTATATGTATCAGACAGTCCTGGTTCTAAGCGATACCATAAGGACAGAAATTGCCCAGCTCTTAAGAGAACTACAGGCAAGATACAAGAACAGATGAATCAAATGCCATCGACCAAGGAAAAACTTTGTGTGGATGGTGTGGAAAAGAAAAATAATTCGTAAATTTGCAAAAAAATAGGAGATATGAATATGGGAACATTGATTATTTTAGCTATGGTAGGAATCCCTTGTGTGGCATTTCTGATATTTTGTGCAACGTCTAATGGAAAGAATTGGCTACGCCAAAATAATATGTTATAAGAAATATAGTATTAAAATAGGAGATTGATATATGGAGAATATTGGAATAGTAATTAGTATTTTGGTAGGATTGGTAACTTTGTTATCAATGCTTGTATGGTTTGGACGTTTCATCCAGCGTGTGAATGTACATGACAAGAAACTAGATGATTTATCTAAAGATGTGGAGGACTTGAAGTTAGATATGAACTCAGTTAAGACTTTGCTTATGGCGAAGTTTAAGGACTTCGAGGTGGTCTTTTCTGGAAAGCATTCGCCTAGAGCCTTGAATGAAACCGGCCAGAAAATATTTGATGATATGCACGGAAAAGAGTTTTTGGAAAAGAACAAGGCTTTGTTGTTTGCTTACGTTGACAAGAACAAGCCAAAAACTGCCTACGATGTTGAAGGCTTGTGCTATTTGGCTTGTCTTATGAATGTGAACAATGATGCCTTTATAGAGATAAAGAGCTTCCTCTACAATTATCCTACCATAACTTTGCCTGATGGCAAAGAACATGAGGTAACAATGGATGAGGCTTGTTCTGTACTTAGCCTTCCTTTGCGTGATATGTACTTAGAAGAGCATCCTGAGATTGTGAGATAATAAAGAGCATAAAGTTTGTTCGTAAATTTAAATTCCAAAATAAGTTTATAAATTGTTTTGAAAGAAACGCTAAAACATTGGTAAATACAGTATAAAATGAATCTGGTTTGGAAATTAGAAATCATATTTTCGTAATTATCTGATATTTGAAGAGCTAGCGTAAATGATTGATTTCTAGACAGTCAGAAGTATAGTGTTTTAGAAACGTTTGACACGTTAAACGTGACAAATGAGAGCGTTTGTTTTGAAATAGCTTTGAAAATAAAATAACTATGGCTACATTTAAAATTGTTGTTCAACATCAGAGGTCAGATGGTTTTTACCAAGTGTATATTCGAATGACTCATAATCGTAGGTCGCTTTATATTAAGACGAACAAGATGGTGGGACAGAAAGGCATCGTGAAGGGTTCTCATGATGTGAAGGATTCTTTTGTGCTAAATCCACTGAACCAAATTATTGAAGAATGGATGTTCAAGCTTAATAAGCTAGACATCCGTTCTTGGAGTGCTGAACAGGTTAGGGACTATCTAGAACAGGACGATGCAGATGTGTGTTTCTCAGACTTTGCAAGAGAATATATTGATGAGTTGTCTGAAACATTGAAACCTCAGTCTCTTGTAAATTATCGCAATACCCTGAATAGTATAGAAAGATATTGTGGTTCTGAGAAGGTAATGTTTAGTGAATTGAACACCAAACTAGTGCAAGGATGGATAGATAGTATGAAGGATTCCAAGGCAAAGAAATCTTACTATCCTCAGTTCCTAAAAAAGATGTTCAAGGCAGGTGTGGCTAAATATAATGATTATGATAACGACATCGTAAGGATAAAAGTGAATCCTTGGACTAAAGTAGAGTATCATAAGCATGCTATTCCCAAAAAGCGTGCTATCTTGATGGAGGATTGCAGAAGAATTTTTTCTGTGATTCCTTCTTCTAAGACGGAATGCTTGGCTGTGGATGTGTGCAAGATGGTATTGTGTCTTGCCGGAATCAATGTGGCTGACCTGTATGAAATGAAGAAGGTTGACTATTACGATGGTATTTTGCATTACAAGCGACAGAAGACACGAACGGTTAGAGCTGACGAAGCTTATATAGAAATGAAAGTACCAGATATGCTCATACCTACCATGATGAAGTATTTCTCAGATAAAGAAGACCCTTATCTGTTTAATTTTCACAAAAGCTATGGGTGTAGCAGGTCGATGGATGGTAATTTGTGCATATTCCTAAAGAAATTCTGTGTGAATACATTGAAGGATAGTGAATTGAAGATAACACCTTATACTTTTCGCCATACTTGGGCTACCATAGCTCAAAATGATATTGGTGCCAATTATGAAGAGATAGGTTTTGCGATGAATCACATCAGTACTCATAAGATTACAATGGGATACGTGAAGCCTGATTTCTCTAGAGCCTGGGAACTGAATGAGAAGGTGGTGGAGAAGATTTTCTTTACCAATGACCCAAGCAGACGAATACAGGAGTATCATGCGCCTGTTTTTGAAAAGGTGGAGGAAACCTTTGAACTCAGTGCCGATGCCTTCTATATGGGCGAGGTGGTGGCTCATGTGGAAGGCATGGGCTACCTGAACACGGATGATATTATCCAGCAACTGATGGATAATATCAATGATACAGTGCCTAAGAACTGTACTATACAGATTAAGGTGAAGAATATCACTAAAGACCAGACGAAGTATTTTGAGCGCATGAGGGATAAAAAGTAGCTAATATATCTTAAAATTGTGCCAATAAAACTTAATATTTGACGGATTCAGTCAATTTCATACCATAGGGTAGTCTTCTCTAAAGTAGCAGAAATTTTAGAGAGGGCTACCCATTTTTCGTATTTAGCCATTATTAACAATCTTAAGATTCTTGATGTTGATGGTGGTCTCCTGTTTCTCAAATTTCTCTTCCAGCTCCATGAAGGACTCTTCCACGGACAGGCTTCGATGCTCATCATTGTTGAATGATATGGATTGAAGCTTTGGAGCAACGTATGGGAGGAACTTTGCTACTATAGCCAAGCGTCCGGCAGGTTCTTCTATCTGCATGAGGTCATTGGCGAGAGAGTAGCCTTTTTCATTGATGCCGTTGAAATAGCCAGTGATGGCATCGCTAAGGCTTTCACGTACCGTTTTCGTTATCTTGTTTGCCGTGCCGGCCTTGCGTCCACCAGTCTTCTTTCGCTTTGGTTTCGGCTCATTGTTATTATCTTTTTTTGTTGCCATATTCTAAGAATTTAAATGATTACTGATAGTTTTCGGGTGCAAATATAGTGAAAAATAACGAAACTTGTTGTTCAAGTTGCGCAACTTATCACAGATAGGCGAGAAAAACGCATTACTTTAGCACTGTTTAAACATTAAATTCGAATTTTATGGGACTTATAGGAAGTATTGCTGGTGGCGTTACCTCAGCTGTAGGTGGTGCTCTAGCAGCCAAAAAACAAAATGCTGCATACAACGAATACATCAAGACCTTTGAGAATCGTATGCAGCAGGTGAAGGACCACCGTGATAATCTTTATTATCAGGACCCGACACAGACAGCCGAGAACCAGGTGGCAGTGACCAACGCCCAGAAGGTGCTGGATAATGCAACGCAGAAAGCCAAGAATACCAACATCGTGAGTGGTGGTAGTGATGAATCTGTGGCACTGAGCAAACAAGCAGCCAATGAGCAAGTGGGCAACATGATGCAACAAGCTGCTGTGCAAGGTGCCCAACAGAAAGAGAATGTATGGAACACCGCAGATTCTCAGATAGACCAAATGACCAACTACATTGCTACCGCCAAGAAGGAAAAGGGTTTGGCTCAGGCGCAAGCCATTCAAGGTGCAGCTAGTGGTTTGGCTAGTGCTGCAAGTAGTTTGCCGTGGTAAGGAAAGGAGGTAGATATGGGATTTATGAGTGACGATTTAACTCCAAAGCGTCCAGCTACGGCTGTGACACCTATAACCGATTTTCCATCCAATGATGATGGGCAGTCAGCACCATCTGAGCCAGCAACTTCTTCTTCTGTGCAGACACCGACACAGCCAAGTGGGGATAGTGCAGCAGCACAAGCTACTTCTACAACTGCAACAGCTCCAATAGATACAAATGGATTGGTGGTTGGTAATCAGCCATCCTTCACTCAGCAACCAACCGAGGAAGTAACCGAGGTAACTCCAAACCAAGGTATTTCGATTGATTGGAGCAAGCCTTATGCCGATATAGAGCAGAATCCTCTCTTGCAGCAGATGAAGCCTTATGACATCATGAGGGACTTCGAGAAGAATGGCAATGGCGATTGGGCTTCTTTTATGCCATGGCTTCAATCTCTTGGTGATGTGGATAAGACTGTAGCAGCCAATGCTGCTTTGCAGAAGAAAGCCGAGAGGCAAGCCAAATGGGAACAGTTGGGCAACCTCTTCCAACATATCGGTAACTTCTTCGGCACAGTCATCGGTGCTCCTGAGCAGAAAGTAGAATCAGCCCAAGCATTGACGGAACGCCAACGTAAGCTAAGGGAAGGCACTGATGCCCTTCGTCAGAAAGGCTATGACCAGATGATGGTGAACATCTGGAAGGATAGAGCCAATAAGCAAGCTCAGATGCAAGCAGAGGCAGCAGCCAAGGCTAATGAAGCCCTTGCTGCTTATCGTGGTTCGCAGAAGAACCAGGTTGATGCTCTTACTCCTGTTAAGGTTGATGAAGCTACTCAATCTGCAAGACAGCATTCGACTGGTGCTGATTTAAATGAGGCGAAGAAAAAGACGGAAGACGAGTTGAGGGGTAAGAAGGGCGACTTACTAACAGCCCAAGCCAACAATGCCAATGCAGGAGCAGCTGACAAACGTTCTCATATAGGTGTGAACAATTCTACTATTGCCAAGAACAATGCTCAGACGCAGAAGACAAACAGGGAAAATGCTGATAACAAGGAAGCGGACGATTTCAATACCAACTATGTGAACGACCCTGTTTTCAAGAAGCATGTGAATGAATGGGCTACACACAATGGTATGAATATCGGTGGCAATACTGATGGAAGAGGTGGAACTTGGGCTAACAAGTACAATCGCCAACAGGCATCCGCTTATGCTAGGGCTAAGATGGCTAAGGAGGGAAAGAAACGAATTGTTCGCCCTTATGGTGGAAAAACAGCCAAGGGAACTTCGAGCACAAAGGTAGATTATTCTAAGTATCAAAGAAAATAACATAATATATGGCAGACAAAGACAACAAATCTAAGTTGACTTATCACGTATGGGATAAGGACAACAACGAGTATGACATCCCAGACGAGGTTGTTCAGCAGCGAGGCATGGATAACTTCGCCAAGGACTTCGAGGGTGGCTATATCACCAGGTTTGACGATAAGAAGCAGAAGGTGGATGTGCCTATCGAGGATGTGGGAGAATATCGTAAGCAAGGTTACATTTGGTATGATACCAGTGGAAACGCTACCCCTATCAACGAGGTAGGCAAGAAGCCTTCTCCTTCTTCATCTTCTCAGGGAACAGAACAGTCTCAATATCCTCAGGAGGTACTTGATGCTTTCAACTCTCCTGACAACAAGCCGGGCAACTTCAAGGACTTGGCACAGCTGAATGATGAGTATCAGCGAGGCGAGCTAAAGAAGCCTAGCTTGATTTCGCAAGCACTCGGCATGATGCCGAAGGTGGATGCAGGTAATATCGGTAGGGAGCAGAAAATGGGTGGCATGATTACCAGTACGCTTCTTGGTGGTAATGAGCAGCAAGCACAGCCGATGCAGCAGCCACAAGACAATAATCAGCAGGTGCAGCAGACCGCACAGGGGAATGCTAGCCAAGAACAGAAGCAGGAGCCAGCTCCTTCTATCCCTAGCGTAGTGAACGACAATACTTTGATGGATGCCAAGTTTGCTAACTATCTTGAAGATTGGAAGAAGCGACCAGATAAGGAAGGCAACTATTTTGAGAACTTCGTGGCTGACCTTGAAGCTGACGGTATGAATCCAGATGAGGCTCTTGAAGCTACTCGTAGTGCGCAGAACAGATATGCTAATCGTTCGGCCATTGAAGTAACCAATAAGGTTGTTTCTGCTTTGGCAGATGATACAGTACAGGATGCCGAAAAGAATATCGAGGCTCAATGGTATAGCCATGATGTGCAAGATAAGTTGAAGCAGGAGGCTTCGGCTATGGGTATAAGCTATGATGATTATGTGGCTTACTACTTGAAGCCAGCTATGGTTGAAAGCCTTGTGCAGAAGTATGGGCAGAACTATCGAAACATCGCTGAAGGCATCGCTACTCGCCTCTATTCTCACGATGAGCATGTACAGGACAGACTGATGAACCAAGACATCAATGATGCGCTTTCAGATGTTATTAGCAAGTATGTGAACCCTTCTGTGGTGGATGAGTATAACAAGGCGCAGGAGGCAGGAAGTAAGGCTTTTAATGAAGGTATGGAAGGAAGTCAGAATATTCCAGCCAGTCTTCGCCTTGGTACTGCCATCGCTTCTCAGTATGAGGCTAATCAAGCCAAAGACCCTCAGAAAACTCTCAGTGCATTGCAGAAGAAGTTTAATGGTCTTTACAAGAATCCTCAGTTTCTGAACGATATGAGCAATGCAGCCTTCAAGGTGATGCAGCGATATGGCATGAATGGAACTCTGAGCGGAAACCCTAAGCAGTTTAAGCCGATGATTGATGAAGTGTTGAAGGCTCAGCTCAATCAGTTGGAGGTGAAGAATATGATACCAAAGGGTAGTGCGGAGTATATAGTGAATACTGGCTTGGGTAATACCATAGTGGGCAAGATAACACGAAAGTTGGTACAGACCGACTATCAGAACTGGTTGGAGGATATTGCCAATCAGCAATATCAGCCTGGCTTCTGGGAGCGTGTAGGCAGTGGGGCGTTGACCTTTGCAGGGGATGCTTGGAGTTATTGGCTTCCTGGTGCCGCAGGTGGCAAGGTAACAAAGAGTATGCTTGCCAAGGCAGAAGGGAGACTGGCTAGCGACTTGATGGCTAAGGGCATGGAATCCAAGATGGCAGAGCGTGCAGCCAAGGTTCTCATTGGTAAGAGTAAGGGAATGGCGTTGAAGACAGGTGCTGCTCATGGTGCAGTAACCTTCGGTGGACAGTCGGCTATCTCCAAGCCTATTGATGAAATTTATCGTACTGGCCAGTTAGATGAGAATGGCAAGGTTTACAATCCTTCAGTGGGCAAGATTCTTGCCAATACTTTGGGAGAGGTGGCTAAGCAGAGTGCCGTAGGTGCCATTATGCAAGGTGGTACAATCGCCAATATGGTAGGCAAGGGTAGAGGCTTGGCTACCAATATCCTTGTGGATGTAGGTGGCAAGGTGGTGGACTCTAGCATTATGACAGGTCAGCAGATGTTGGAGCGTATGGCACAGGATCCATCTTTCAAGCCTACAGGCAAGGATGCAGCTGAGAGTTTCTTGGAGAGTATGGCTAACCTTACTTCCATCGGTTTGCCTGGCATGGTGGGCAAGTATGCCCGATTCAAGGATGCAAAGGAGTTTAACAGAAAGTTTGACTTCAACGACCAAGATATTGCCGAGTTGAAGAGATTCGGCTATGATGATTTGCGTGATGCCTTCGAGAAGTTGGGCATCAATGGTTATCGTGCAGAGGGTGAAGGTGTGCAGATGATGGGGCAACTCACCGATAAGTACATGAACCTGATGAACGATAAGAGCGTGCCGGAGGTGTTGAAGGCTAAGATGATGGCTGTGGTGGAAGGAAAACGCCCTTCTTCTTTCTCGCCAGTTATCGACTCAGAAGTTTATCTTGGTGATGATGGTAAATACTATCTCGATACCTATAACAAGGATGGTGGAGTGGTGGAACGTAAGGAATACTCTTCGCATGAAGCTGCTCGTAAGGACGAGAAGAAGCTAGACTTCGAGAAGTCGCTGAATATCACTTCTGAATATGAAAAGGCGTACCATACTGATGCTTTGCAAGACAGACTGAACACCATATATGAGCAAGCTAGGGATAAGTATGCCGCAGGTGAGCAACTGAATGACGAGGATAAGGCTGCAATCTATCTTCATCAGAATGCCGGTGCCATCGGTGACATCATGCAGAAACAGCAGAAAGGCATGGAACTGACCGAGCAGGAGCAGCAGATGGTGAACAGTTATCGCCACTTCTATGATAGTGCTTTCGAGAATAGCCCTATCATGAAGGAGTATGTGCGCACCTTCGAGGATTCGCAAGGTGTGGAGCATGGTACGCTTCGCAAGGCTCTAGAGGGTGATGGAAAGTCTCGCACAGCCGAACAGCAGAAACTTGTGGAGGAATACCAGAAGCAGCTCTATAACGACATCGTGCTGAAACGAGAAATGAACGATGCAAAGGAGCAGATGAATCAAAACTTGATTGAGGAACAGCGTGAACTGCCTGGTGCCACACAAGAAGGTGGTGCTTCGGCTGAGAATGCTGAGGCTACAGCTGAAAAGCCTGTAGATGCTTCTGTTTCTTCTGATGTTCCACCAACAGAACCTCCAACGCCTCCTGTTGGGGGTGAAACGCCTGCAAATGAGGAGGGTGCACCTTTGATGGAGAACGGTGCCAGACCTTCTGATGCTAATACCGCTTCCAATGAAAGTAAATCTAATGCCTATTTGATGGGACAGAATGCCTACCAGAATGGGGATGCTGAGGGCTTGAAAGCGATTGACCATAACGATGATGTGTCGAAGGCTAGATTGAAGCGTGCCTTTGGTGATGATGAGGCACAGATGAATGTTGTGGTGAAGGCGTATGAGGATGGCAAGGACATGGAGCAGTTTGTGGCTCAGAGTGCCAACTCAATGACTCCAGCACAACAGGATGCCGTGCGTAAGTATGTGGAGGCTCAGAATGCCAAGAAGGGCGTTTATGATGCTCTGCAACATGCTGATGATGGCTATGGTGATGCCTTGAAGGAGCTTCTTTGGACTTATCAGACGGAAGACGGAAATATCGTTCCAGCTACCCTTACTACAGGTCAACAGGTATTCTTGAAGAAAGCCAATGAGTATGGTGGGGGCTTCGTGGTTGTGCCTGATGAGGATGGAAATCCTGCCATCAAGCAGGTTTCTAGTGCCGAAATCAAGGAAGTGGGCACGCCTATTCCTATGGATGATTACATCAATCAGCAGGTTACTGAGCAGGTGGATGCTAGATATAAGCAGTTCCGTTCTCAGTTTGATGGCAGTGGGTTTAAACGAGGAGATATTGTATCTGTTTCTATGGAAGCAGGTGATGAGCCTTCTGATGTTAAAATTGTGGGTTATACAGAAGATGGTCGTGTGATATTGACAGATACAGATGTTGATGTTAATTCGCAAATAGACCCCAATAAGTTGGAATTTGTAACCAAGGACGAGTTCAATGCCTGGCGACAGAATGCCATCGATACCTCTGTTGGTGCAGAGCTGGATGCCGAGGACGCACAGCGTGCCAACGATGATGCAGCCAAGGCTGAGGCAGATAAGAAGCAACGATATAATGCAGGTATCGTAGGTTTGGGCATGGGACAGCCTGATTATTCCTCTAAGGACACAGAGCCAAAGGTGGCAGCTGAGTATCTACAGGAGCAATTTGGCAATGACCATGGTAAACTGATGAACCTTATCAGTGGTAGCCGTTCTGACATCAAGGAACAGTTGGATAACAAGAGAAAGGCAGCATCTGAATATGAGGACTGGCTATCTCTCAATGCCGACTTGGACCCAGAGAAGGCTCAGAAGGTGGAGAACGACTTGGCACTTGTTAATGAGCAGATTTCCGACCTTGAAACTCGTTATAAGAACTGGAATGCTATCCGCAAGGAGGTTATGACTCCAGAGGAGGCTAGAACCTTGAAGAATGAGCGCAAGGCTGAAATCGAGAAGGCAGGTGTGGACGAGAACGCAATTACATCTGCTGATGAGCGTGAGGTGGCTGTGCTAGACAATAAAGAATTGAAGAAGCAATATCCAACCATGGATGAGGCTAGCAATTATATTGCCTCTGAGCGCAAGCGCATCTATCATATTCAGAATGACGAGGTGCAGCCACAGATAGATGGTATCAATGAAGCCCTGGAGCAATATATGAATGATGACATTGATTATTCGGCTGACCAGTTGAAGGAATTGAACACAACCAAGGCGCAGTTAGAGGCTAGACAGACTAATCTATCTGCATCGGCAAAGGATTTGAAGGCACAGGATAAGTTGCTCAATACTCTATATCGTGCAGAGAATAAGGAGGAGAGAGCCAAGGCGATGGAAGAATTGACTCCTTCTGAGCAGCGCAAGGTTCTTGTGGCTGATGCGTTGAAGAAGAATGACCTTGGAGTAATCAAAGAGATATACAAGGATGCCTCTGTTGATGTTATGGACTTAACGCCTCAGACTTTGGAAGAGGCTGTATCTGAATCTTTGAGTCCACATAGCTTGAATCCGGAATCTCTTCAATATGAGTTGGGCAAGAGTAATTTCAAGTTTGGTATTGGCAAGCGGTATGATTCTAATAAATTCAATTATCTCCTTGCCAAGAAAGGCACAGGTTTGTCGGTTAACGAGTTTGCCGTGAGAGTGTACAATGACCTTCCTATCAACTTGAAAGAATTGGGCTATTCTGACCAAGATGTGAGAAACACCTTGCTCGATATGTTCAAGTCCTACGACAACGTGAAGGATATGCGTAACGTGGCACTTATGAACCGAATTGCCGCAGCAGAGGAGGAACTTTCGGCAGAGGAAGAATGGTATGAAGCCCAGAAAGAGCGAGAAATTATAGAAAAACAAGCAGAAATCGAAGAATATAAGGCTTATATTCGAGATAAAGCATTATCTTTGCCAACAGAAAGCGAACTTAACGCCATCGAAGGTATGGAATATGACCACATGATGGAGATTGAGGAACGTGAACGAGAGTACAAACAATATGTTAAATCAATTTTACCAGAATTAGCAGATTATGATGACAGAAGCAATGAAGAAGGATATGGAGGAGGCGGTGGCCTGGGTAGCGACTCTTCACGGAGAGGAGTTGATGAAGGAAATCGCCAAGGCGAAGAAATTGGTGGCAGAGAAGCATCTTCTCAGTCCGAGACTGGAGAAAGCACTGATAGCGGACGCACAGGGCGACAAGAGACTGGCAGCATGGAACCTGGCGAAGGCTCAGTTGTTCGAGGCGCACATCTACCGCAAGAAGCATCCTTTGGAGAACGTTTAAAGAATGCCATTGCCGAGACTGAGCCTAACCCTTCTGAGGCTCAGAAGAAGGCAGGTAACTATAAGAAGGGACATTTGTCATTTGGTGGCTATGACTTTACTGTAGAGACACCGAAGGGCGCAACACGTAGCGGTAAGGACGAGCAGGGCAAGCCTTGGAGCGTGACCATGCACGACACCTATGGCTACATCTTGGGCAAGATTGGCGTGGATGGTGACCATATCGACATGTTCATCAATGATGCCGCTGACCTTGATACTTTTGATGGTAACGTTTATGTTGTTGACCAGGTGAACCCAGAGACTGGTGAGTTTGACGAGCATAAGGTGATGTATGGCTATCCTTC